TTTCATAGTTCGTGTCCTTATTCGATTGGAATGGCCCGGTCAAATACCGGGCGCTGTGTGAAGGATTAAGCCCAGCTGGGAGGTTCACTCGGGAATGGAGGCTGTTCACCTTGCTGTTGCCCCGGGGCCTGGGGTTGTGACTGAGCTTGCTGAGTTTGAGGAGCAATCCCCATCAGTCGGGCATAATCCTTATGCTCCGGTGTCACTGCCTGCTTGATGACGTTTTTCTCATCGCCGTACTGATCGCGCTCTACAGCCACTCGAGCCACAAACTCAATCCCATCCAGTTCACTGAACGACTGAATCTGTCGAGCCTGCTGGGCTCGGGGAGAACGGTCATCAGTGCGAATGCCCCGGGCAGATTGCAAAATGCCCCGAACCATTGAGCGTCCCATTCCGGCCCAGGCAGGACCTTTCGGACTGTGCAGACCAATCAGGGTCCACAACTTGCGTCGTGCAAACGGACCCTCCAGCCCCACAAACTCGGCATTGAGATAAACGGCACCGGTATCAGCATTCTGGGTGGCATAGCCATCGTTCCAGCCCATGGAGGGTTCGTTGTGGCCGCCGGGTTTCAGAGTCATGCGGACCTTGAGCAAGGTGCCAGCGGGAATGACCTCGAACTGGTTCTGGTCTTCGGCGTCGTTAAAATCGTTCCATGAAGTCATGATCAGGCTTCCTTAGGGTTGTTGGTTTGTGAGGTTGCAGGGCTGTTCCGGATCCGATGAAACAGCTGCCCAAGATGAGCCGTTTCAATCATGTCCAGACGACCACTTCTGTCTTTGGCCGGATAGCCGTACGGGTTCAAGGTTTGACAGACAAAGGCTCTCTGCGGATTACCCTCAGCATCCGGCAGGCTGACCATGGTGATCACCTGATCCACAATGCCGGGCAGTTCCAGACCGGTTTTGCTGCCCTCAATCTGCAACTGATAGTGCTGGCGATTGAAGTCATCCGTGCGCTCTTCCAGGATGGCGACAAACACCACATTTTTGCCTCTGGCATGTTGCAAATGGGTCAATGTGGCTATCATCTCCTGACCGTGTAGACCGTATGCTCCACGGATGTCCGGCTTGCCGGTTTTCTCCGAGAACGCCTGCGGTTGACCTTTCGCCCACTGCAGGCAGAGTCGGGCCAGTGCCGTGATGGAGTCCACGAAATAAGTGAGGTATTTCTCAAGCTGCTTCGGGTCACCGTACTTCTGACAAACCGCATCAAAGTGCGCCTGGGAAAAGACCTGGTCATCCCGCAAAGCTGGGTTCGCTCCGGCAATAAACACGACAAGGTCCCGAAAGTCCTGCCAAGTGCGGGGCCGAAGCGTATCTCCGGTAAAACTGGCCACCGACAGGTCACCAGATTCAATATCGATAAAGCAGGTACTGGACGGTTCCAGCGTCAACAGCTGGGAAGTTTTGCCAACACCGGAAGGGCCTGCCAGTACGGCTTTGATCCCCTGCCGCAACTTCATGCGCTCATCCGCGCCGATGATGGGTAATCCCCCGGAAGGTGCTCTGGTCATGACACATCCTCTCCGGCAGGCGACAGTTTGTAGACAGGCTTCCCGGTCTTCAGGGTTCGGGCAGGCTCAAACGCTTTACGGATCGTGTCTGGCCAGGCGCTGTATTTCCGCTCGGCGACTTTGTAGCTCACCTCAAGGTACTCAGCCGGATCCTCGCCCTGGGCAGTGATCTTTTCAGCAATGGCCTTCAGTTGCTTTTGATCCCAACTCACCCGTTTGGGCAAATCCGCAGATACCTTCACTCCTTCGTCCAGCAGATGAACGACGCCGTTCTCCTTGCTCTGTTCGGTGCGCAGCTGGGTCACCTTACTGACGTACTTGTAACCAATGGCCCCGTCAATAAACTCCTTCAGTGACTTGACCTGCTCCAACTCCAGTCGGGCTTCTTCCGCCAGTTGCAACAACTCAGCAGAGGACTTTGCAGCCAGCTCAAAAACTGGCATACCGAGAATATTTTTCAGAGAAGTGTTCATACCTCACCTCCCTGCACCACAGGCATATCAACGGCTTCATATAAACGGGACTGCTCATACTCCAGAACATCTGACAGTCGATAGACGACCTTGGCTCCAATTCGCAGAAAACGAGGACCGGTTCCATTCTGTCGCATACGGCTCAGGGATTTGATGCTGATGTTGAGTCTGCGAGCCAGCTGGAGCGAATCCAGATGAACAACATCCGTCAGCAGTGTAGTTGCAGGTGTAGCTGGAAGTTCTTGCGAACTACACCTCGGCGAATATTGAGCTTTTAACTCATGTGATTTTTGTTGTGTGTCTTGCATGTTGCCCTCCTTAGGCTTTGCGTTCATGCAAGACTGATATTGGCTGAGTGACTGTAGCTGAACTGTAGCTACTGTAGCTGAAACTGTAGCTACAACACTTTTGCGAAAAATAAATGAAAAAAAACCGGCTCAAAGGCCGGTAAGTGTGATTTGCTGAATAATGATTAAGCGGTGACTGACTCTTCTTTCACTTGAGCAAAGTGTTTGAGCCAGCAGGTCCCGGATGCTCCAGGTTCATGCTTGATAAACTCAGACCAGCGTTTATTACTACCGAAGAATTGAGAAAGGTTATTCGATTTCACATTCTCCAGCAGAAGCTGGGTTAAAAGTTTTGGTGAACGACCGTACTTGCCAGCCTGGTAGAGCTTTGAAATCAGCTGACAGCGTTCGGGAGCCCCTTTCAACACCCATGGTTCATGCCCAAGCACTCTCAGAATGCCATTTTCTTCATCCCACAGAATCCCTTCCCGCTCCAAACGCGCCTGAACCGGATCGATATAAGTCAGAAAACGGTTATAGTCGACCCTCACCGGCCCCTTGCCCGGCAACACCTCATCCAGAGCCAATAGCTGGCAACCGGCAGGCAGTGCCAGGCGTTTTATAGAAGGCAAAGTTCGTGTGATCAGCAGGCTTGACGAATATCCCTGTTCCTCAACAAAATCCAGAATAGCATCAAGATTGTGCTGAAGCGCACGAGTCAACAGGACAGTGACACCCTGAAGCTCTCCCAACGACCAGATTCGATCATCCAGGAGTGGTTCCGGTTCTGATAGCTTCAGGCTGGCACCTAACCAGCGGGGAAACCAGTCCGGACGAAACGCATACATTCTCATATCATCGTCTCATACCACATGACGACCGTTGTAGTAATAAACATACTCGCCTTTCTCCCTGCGCACCTGACGGTAACCATCCGAGTCATCATCGTCATAATCCACCCGGATCAAACGATCCTGGGCTGCCCCTTTGGGAATCAGCGCTTCACAGGCAATAATCTCCTGCCAGCAATCAGGGAAATCGAACTTAAGCTCGCTAATCCGTTCATTCTGGAGACTGGCCTCAAAAGCCAGTAACAGATAGTTCAGTACTTCATGCTTCATCCTTATCCTCCGATAAGAGCACACCCATTTTGACCAAAAGATCGTGATTGATATATCGCTCTCTCAGGCTCTGATCCCTGAGGCTGCAGTTATTTGGTGTCTTCAACCTGACGTGTAGCGTTTCTTCCGGCAGATGTTCAGTCTCTTCACAGCGGAAAGATAAAGTAACGGCCCGAATCTTCAGTGTCTTGTCATCAAAGGGAAGCTCTCCTCCCTTTTCCAGCCAGCTGTTGTAAGCATCAAACCGGAAGGATTTTCGGGGGGTTGCCTTGATGATATCGATGCCTTTATTGGGAAGGATCTGGAACTCAATCTCTTTAACGATGACTTCCTGAATGCCGTGGCGTAATTCAAACACCTCAGAAAAATCGGGGCGCTCATGAAAAAGTGCCAGGTTCACCTTGCGTAACTTGATTCGGGCCGGATCCTCTGTCTGTTTCAGTACACACTCACAGAATGCGGTTTTTAACTGTGCCCTGACGTCTTTTTTATCCGCATAAAGCTCAATCACACCGGTTTGTGGCTCATAGGTCACCGCATACTCACGGGCCGGATGAATGGTTTCCAGAACGACATCCTTGCCTTCCTCATCCAGGACTTCAAAACTGGTGGGCAAGCCTTCCCGGTAAATGATGAACTGCAACACTTTCACGATCTCATCATCGTCGTTATAACGTTTCCTGCACTGACGACGGCAGACCAGTTTGTTCTGGTTAAAAAAATCCCTGAGCCGGTTCTCAAAATCGGTCAGATCAACCCCAGTATCCAGCGGTACTGGCTCAGTCAGGTAGAATCCTTCCCACATCCGTACCTGGTAGCGGTGAAACTCAACGTAACGAATTTCCTCTGCTGTTCGGAAAGTCTTCTCATCATTATCCAGCAGACGCAGTGCATTGTCGTATGGGTTTTCGGTGGGATCGAGAGACAGGTCACTCAGTACCTGTTGTCCAAGCTGATCGGCCATGCCTTCAATCCGGGCTGACAGCCGGATCAGTTTTGCCTGTTGTTGTTCATCCAGCTTAACAACCTGCTGCATAACGTGTTTGGGGGAAATGATGCGTGTCGTACCGGGGGAGACGGCCTGCAAATCAATACCACACAAATTGAAAAGCGTGTCAGACTCCAAATCGGCACCACGCAGAACGCGCTGAACGGACTGCATAGTGGCTCCTTATCGTTATTATGACTATTGTTCCTTAACACCGATTCTTCAAACACTGTATGTACAAACAGTTATCGAGTCAACAAAGGACAATCGTAGCCTTGCAATAACCACCCTCTAAAACCGAGACAAACCGCCCCAAATTGCCCTTTTACACGGTGTTTTCTGTGACAAACAATGATATAGAATTTCGCAGACACATCAGGCAAACGACCATGGACGAATCATTATCTCTCAAGGATTGGGACCTCAGCCCACGAGATGAAATTGCAGCCCTAATAGCCACGGCAATCCTCCGCAAACAGCAGAGAAACCAGAATAAAGACCCTGACCAACTGGATAACTCCGCTACCTCATGCATGACTGTGAACACCCCTGAGAAAACGACTGAGGTAGCTTATGAACGATGATAAAACCCTTGCCGCCAGAGTGGTGGCATTGCAATCCATGAAGACGGATGAACTGAGAAAGCTTTGGAAGGAACTCAACGGTAAAGAAGCTCCTGACCTGGACCTGCGGATTCTTCGCCAGCGACTGTCCATGCGGATTCAGGAACTGGCATTGGGTGGATTAAGTGAGAAGAGCACCGACCGGCTGAAGCTGGCCAGCAAGAAAAGTGAGCACAAACCAAAGGCTCAGAATAGCCGATTGGTGAAGCCACCATTAGGAACGGTGATTACCAAGGAGTACAACGGAGAAACCCATGAGGTAATCGTTACACCGCAGGGATTTGAGTACCGGGGAGAGTTCTACAACAGTCTGACCCGCATAGCGAATATGATCACTGGCACCAGCTGGTCTGGACCGATGTTCTTCGGGTTGAAACCTAAATCGAAGTCAGAGTCGACAGGAGGTCAATATGGCAAGGAGTAAGAGTAAGGAAACTCTGGTCAAGAAGCGGTGCGCGATTTATACCCGAAAATCATCAGAGGAAGGGCTGGAGCAAGAGTTTAATTCGCTCCATGCCCAGCGGGATGCAGGGGAAGCATATATTCACTCCCAGAAACATGAAGGCTGGGTGCTGGTACCAGATAATTATGACGATGGAGGGTTCTCAGGCGGGAATGTGGAACGGCCTGCCCTGCAGCGTTTACTTCGAGATGTTCAATCAGGACTGATTGATATTGTGGTGGTTTACAAGGTGGACCGCCTTAGCCGCTCCCTGGCTGATTTTGCTCAACTGGTAGATCTGTTTGATAAACATAATGTGTCGTTTGTATCTGTCACTCAGCAATTCAACACCACCAGCAGTATGGGAAGACTCACTCTCAATATTCTTCTTTCTTTTGCCCAGTTTGAAAGAGAGGTCACCAGTGAGAGGATTCGTGACAAGTTCTTACTATCGAAGAAGAAAGGTATGTGGATGGGTGGCAATCCTCCACTAGGCTATGACGTGGTTGAACGCAAACTCACTGTTAACGATGTGGAAGCAGAACTGGTCAAGCTGATATTCAAAACCTTTGTGAAAACCCGCTCCATAATTCAAACCTGTGAAATCGTCAATAGTAAGGGCCATCGCACTAAAGCAATCCCGTTACACGATGGAACCGTGAGAGGCGATAACGCATTTGAAAAAAACGCCGTTTACCGAATTCTGCGCAACCGCATCTACATCGGCGAGATTGGCAACAAAGGGGAGTGGTTTCCGGGTGAGCATGACCCGATTATTTCTATGGACTTGTGGGCAAAGACTCGGGGCACTTTTGATGTTCATGCGCAGTTGCGCTCTAAGTCGTCCAAACAGCGAAATAATCCTTCTTTCCTGAAAGGTATGCTGGTTGGCCCGGACGGCTTGGCGATGGCCACCAGCAGCACCCGTAAGAACGGCCAGCTGTTCCGCTATTATGTGACCGGCACCAGTCAGAAACAGGGAGCCAAAAACAGCCCACTGCCGCCCCTGTCGGCCCGCACGTTGGAACTTATGGTGCTGGAGGAAATACGAAAGCGAATGGCCAGCCCTGAGTTACTGTTCAAAGTGTGGCAACAGGCCAGTGAGCAGGATGGCAGCCTTGATGAAAACACCATTCGCGCTGCGCTGGGTGATCTGGCTTCGGTGTGGGATGAACTGTTTGCTCCGGAAAAACGACGACTGACGGAGTTGTTAATCAAACGCATCGAGCTCGCCGCAGAGCAAGTCACCGTTTACTTCAGACCCGATGGCATAAATGCCGTCGCCATTGAATTACAACCATAATCGCAAGGAGAGCCCCATGGCCATTGTCAAAAAAGTTGGCGAAGAAACCGTTGAATTTCTGGAAGAGGAAAACCTGATCAAGGTCACCATTCCCATCAAGATTATACGAAGGGGTGGTAAGAGTACGATCACGACACCTGATGGCGTGGTTGGGTATGAAGAGATGGAATCTCTTCAAAGAGCACTCATTCAGGGACATAGGTGGATTAAATTATTAGAAAGCGGGAAATTTAAAAGCGTTCGGGAGCTGGCAGATAAAGAAAAAACCGATAAAGCCAAAATCTCTAAATTTATTCGACTGACCTGTCTGGCCCCAGATATTCAGGACGCTATTTTATGCAACACTGGTACATGGGTAATGACCTTAAAAGACTGCCTCAAACCTTTCCCAATGTTGTGGACAGAGCAGCGCGATCACTTTGCAAAGCTTTCTATTGTAGCCCCTGATAGCTCTGCCCTTCAGAAATGAAGGTCGTTATAATCACGAAAATCAATCCCGCATGCGAGATTTGCTATGGGCTTTAAGACCGAACCTACTGGCTATATTAAAACCGCCGTCTCAGACCTTCAGGGTGCATGGGAAAATTTGAAAGACTCTGTCATTGAGCACTTTGGATTTGAAAACTCCGATAAGCTCATATTTCATGTTCATGAAGGCATGAGCTGGGAATCAGTTCGCGACTTGAATAAAATGAAGGATGCCATGATTCTAATCCAGAACATCGCCAGCACTTCTGAAACGCCCAGTGAAGTGACCTTCTGGATTGAAGAGCTACGCAGTCAGTTTGATGAAACCCTGGCTGCGATCAAGGATGGAGAAGCCAAATAAGAATCAGCAGGCTGCCAGATCGCTTACTTTTGATTCCTCAAGCAGGTGAAACTCACGCAAAAATTCCTTCCTGTCCTGCATGAACTTCCTATGCTCCGGGTGTGCCAATGATCTCTTATTTTCAGTAAAGGCTGGAGCAATCACTCCCCAATTCGAGTTTCGGGCAAAGAAGATAACAACATCCACGTTGCTATCAGCCCATTGGTTGTGAACCACATGGTCGTCGCCTTTTGCCTC